CCACTGCCGCAATGGTTCAGTAGCGACGAGTTTCCCGAGGTCGAGAGACGACGGATCGACTTCTCTGTCCTCGGCCATCAGTTGGCGCGCCAGGAACGCCTGAATCTCAACGCCGATCTCCCTCTCCGCGAGAGCCAGCTTGCTCTGTAACTCGACCCCTTCAACGCTCGCCAGGTCAAGAATACTCGAGTCATAGGTGCGAAGATCGTCCAGGCTCGAGATGTTGCCATCGATGAACAGTGGCATGCCTCCTCCCCAGCTACTGCTTTGCTCCCTTCAGCGCACCTCGAAGCGCCCGCAGTTCCGCCTCCGATACCAGCGCGAACTGAGTCCTGGCCAGAGCGGCTTTCTTTTCCGCCGTCTGATATGCTTCGAGCATTCGAGCGCGGTGCTCCGACGCTTCCGCCTCACTCGCCAGCCGTGCCCGCCCTTCAGCGATCAGACGCGCCGCGGTCGAACGGCTTACTTCCTGCGCCACGCCCTCGCGTCCGCCATCCGGCGTCGCAAGGCTGACCACCACGACTTCCTCGTCGGCTATCCGCGCCTCAATCTCTTTGATTCGTGCGTAATAGGCTCGTAAGTCCATGAGTACTCCTCGCTTTGTGCAAAGGGAGGTGCCCGCCTCTAATGCGGGCGCCCCCCGTCTCGACGACTAGGTCAGCACCTGAACGCCGAAATCGTTCTTCAGCACCGCCACACCGTACAGAACATCCACGGTGAACTGCTGGGCGAGCGTGTTCGGCTGGTAGCTCATCACCACGCGCATGCCGAAGTTGCCCAATTCCGCGTATTCAGCAATCGCTCCTGTGCCGGGCAGCGGTTGCGGCAAACGGCGGATCACCAGACCCAAAGCGTCCTTTGCGAACGCGAGGTTCCGCCGCGTGACAGGAGTCGTTCCGGTTTTTTGAACGAACTGAGAGCGGAAGACGTAGAAGTCCTTGATCTTTCCGACGGTGCCATCGACAAGCGCCTTCAGACCTGCGTCGCCGGCTGAACTGTACTCGCTGAAGCGCGNGATCTGTCGGAGCTGCGAATACGTGGTTGCATCGACGACCAGGTACTTCGGATGCGCCGCGGGAACTTTGGCCTGGAACAGAGTCGTTTCCGCTTCGTCCACCACCGCTTCCGTAATCGGCGTGCCGCCGGTGCCAACAGCCGGGTTTGCGGTGAACTGCGCGTACAGCCCGAGCAAGTCGCGCTCGATCTTCTCAGCAAGTGCGATAACGGCGGGCTCCAGATACAGCTTCAGAAGATCCGGCACGGCGATAACCTTCGTGACATCCGGTATCTGGAACGTCGCCTCAGCGTGAGTGTTGAGCACGATCTGAGCCGTCTGCAGGTTGGGATTTTGGGTGACGACGCTGCCGCCCTCGGCAATGTTGTTTGCAATTAGGGTCGGGGGAATAGGGACGTTCACCGTGTCGCCCGCTTGAGCCATCACCGGCTCATAGTCGCGGTTCACCAGGTTCCCCATGACGAGGTTCCCCATCAGGGCGGGCAAGGCATCCGCCGCCACAAGCTTTACGATCGCGTTTGCCAAGTTAGCAGATGTAATTGCTGGCATTTCTTTGTCCTGTTCCTTTCACTGCTTCGATTGATACCTAGAGCTGCCGCAGCGTCTGAGACGCCAACTGCGCAATCTCCTGCCGCACTCGTTCCCGATCCTCGGCGCTCATGCCGGGGCGAATCTTGTCCAGGTCCACTCCGCCTGAACCTCCGCTGGGCCGGCGTCCCCCCGTCGCCCCCGAACCGCCAGACATCCTCGCGGGCAGAAGCTCCGGATTCTCGTTCACGAACTGCGTTAGGTATTCCGTAAGCAGGACATCTCCCTGTCCTGATCTCGCCATCAACCGGCCATCCTCGGCCCGGTAGATGTCGTCCTTTACTGCACGAAAGGCGAGGTCAATCTTGGCGACGCCCAGCCTCTGCAGTTCCGTGCGGATCTGCGAATAGCGATCCGCCTCCTCAGCAAGCCTGCGGCTAGCTGCAGCCTCCTCCACGAGTTCATTCACTCGCCGCTCAAGCTGCTCGCGCCGCCGCCGCTCCTCCAGCAGCTCCGCCTTGTAGGCTGGCTCCGCCTTCGCCTGCTCGCTTCGGATGAACTCTTGAATTACGTCCCGGATCACGTTGCGCAGGTTGCTGTCCTGCCCGTTTGTACTCGTACTTTCCATGTCTTTTTGCGTGTCTTCCATTCGCATCTCCAACTGGACACACTTCAGGCGCGCTGCGCCCGAAGTCGCATCTCTCACTCCCTCGCCGGCGCCTCGACGCCGGCTTCATCTTCTCATTCGGTTTGGGATCGTTCGCACCAGCTCTCGATCTCTTGGCCGATCCTGTCCTTCACGTCCTGCCGTATGTCGCAGAGGTATTTGAAGGCTAGCTTTCGGAACACCTGTTTCCGAAGCGTCTTGGATTCGATGCCGAGATTGAGCAGCCGTTCCGCATCGGCGAGCTCGCTGCTAAAGTCTCCGATGTCAAACTCGTCCAGGCCGGAGACGTCGATGTTCAGACCGTCCTCGCGAGCGGCTTCCACCGTCCGAAGGACTCGCTTCATGACGTCCTTGACCGCATCTCCGTAAGCTCGCAGCACCTCTTGTGTGATTGAGAAGTCGCGCTGCTTGCTGAGCCCCGACGCCGGATTGCCCGAAAGCGTGCCGCCCGCCTGCGTAAGCAGGTAGCACACCCGGTAGATCTCTTCCTTCAGCCTGGCCAGATTGTCCACCGCCACCTTGAAGACGTGGCCCTGCGGTTCCGTCCACCCAAAGCGGTCTTCCGGCCCTAGCTGCAGGAAGTAGGATTCGCCCAGCATCTGATTGAACGGGCGCTCCGAGTACACAACCGGCATCGCAAACAACCCCATGGTCAAGGCCCAGGAGAGCGCATTCGATTTGTTAAAGTGCTCCATCTGAAGCGACGCCGCCTTGTTCATCAGCCACAAGCCATCGCTTACCTTGAGCTCGAATACCGGCACGCGCTCAAGCTTCGCCAGCCCATGGAACCCGGAGTCCACCAGCTCCACGGATTCGCCGCGCTCGCCCTCTACCGATCGGTAAATGCGGAATTGCTCCCGGTCGTAGTAGATCCACCTGGTCTCCATCACGTGCCGCCCGAGAGCCAGACTCTCGGACCGGCGTCGTTGCGTGCGGAAAACCACCCACTCCCAGGCGCCGTCCGGGTCGACGCTCCAGTTGATCAGATCTTCCGCCGTGTAGTTCACAAGGAAAGCTCTCGATGCCCCGAGTGCCTCCTCTTCAGCCCGGCTTGAGAGCGGACCGGGCGTCCGCGGAAAATCCACAACGATGTAGCTCGCGCCTCCGACCAGCGTATCGACCAGTTGCTTTCGAAAGAAGTCGCTCAGCGACGTCCCCTTCAGATCGCAGTCTTCCGTCAGTTGATTGAAAAATCGCCGCCCTCGCTCGTTGCAGCCCTCAATGTGAACGACGGGCTCACGACGGAATAGCGTCGCGGCATACCAGTCGATGATGGAGCCGATATAGTTTTCGTAGTAGCACCGGCTGAGCCTCTCCGCATAAACCTGTGCCGGCTCGCGGTAGCGCCGCACAAGGTATTCGGCTGCATTCGCCTGGAACTCTTCGCCGCCGCTATACAAGTGGCGGTACCGCCTCCACATCGACTTCTTCATTCGATACTCGGGATGCTCCCGCTCAATCTCATGCATCGCAGCTAACTCCTTCCCGGCCTAGAACAGCCGCTTTCCCTGCTCCCCAATCGCTGGTTTGGGGGCGCACTCCTGCCAGATCAGGTAGCCGAGAGCATCCGACAGGTGACTTCGCATCGGATCCCTGGCCTTGTCGATCTCCAGACCGTCCATCTTGTACTGAAGCTCCTCGAAATCCTCGATAAGCCCCCGGCATTTCGGATCGATTAACAGCTTCGACGTCCCATCCGCGCACTTCAGCTTTGCGTTCACGATCGCCACCCGCTCCCTCACCGGCGGATTGCTTCGAGGCACTCTCAACTGAAACCGCACCCCCTGCTCGCTGAAAAATGCGCGGATAATGCCGAAATCCGACATCCCCGTCGTCTGCCGTCTGTTTCCGGAAGCGTCGCCATAAACGACAACCCCGGCCGGATGCCGCCCATAACGGCGATCGAATTCTCTGCATGCATCGCTGGTGCTGGCCCTCCTCAGCACGATCTCATCGAGTACATGCACCTCGTCGCCGGCCATCTGGGCAATTACTGAACACATCGGCTCCACGTTGAAGTCCACCGCCCAAAGAAGCGGCTCTGACTCCCGTACCGAAAGCTTGCGCACGTTCACTCGTCGGTCGAAGGCGTGATACACCAGGCCCTCGTTCATCGCCACGTACTCGCCAAGCACTTCCTGCTGGTAAAAGCGTTCGTCGTAGCTCCGCTTCAGCCGCTCGTAGTAGTCCGGCACTTGTGCCAAGAGATGCCGGTTCTCGAATGGCTTGGCCACAATCACCTGGTAGTTGTCGCTGCCCTGCTGAAAGAAACGCCGGAACACCCAGTCCCTTCCCTTTGGCGTCCACACTGCAAAACCGCAGAGCCTCGTTGCCTTCGGATCGCGAAGCCGGCCTTCCAACCGCAGCCACGCCTCCTCGTGCGTGTACGTCAGCTCATCCACGCCGAACCACGCCAGATTGCTTCCTCGCAGACGTTCAAAGTGGTCCAGGGACCGCAGCACGATCCTCGATCGCGTATCGCGCATCAGAATCGTCTTCTCGGCCTTGTTGAATTCGTATGGAAGCCGGTTGCGCTCCAGTATTTCGATCAGCGCTGGCTGCGTCGCATCCCGCAGCATCGGATACGTGGGCGCGCCAATCAGCCCGAGCCGTCCGGGGTTCAGATAGCTCAGTTTGATTGCTTCCTGACAGAGCGCTTGACTCTTCCCGGAACCGATTGGTCCCGAAAACCCCTTGAACCTGGCAGAGCTTTCATGAAACAGCCGTTGCGAGGGCAGAGGATCGTACTCTATTCTTCGGAACTTCTTTCCGCCTTCGCCCCCGGCTCCACCCAT